AACCCTTGCAAGTACAGACTACACGGTGGATGATGTGAGCGAACCAGGGCGCGTTATGCTTAAAAATAACATATCGCTATCTACTTTTGGCGGGATGCTATCTTTTCCAAATATCGTAAAGATCACATACAACGCGGGAAAAGACACGGCTTTGGAAATTGACGCAAATATTAAAACCGCGATGCTTTTGCAAATTGGTTTGATGTATGAAAACCGCGAAGATATGCCGCTTGGTAAAAACGGCAACGCAATGGCGCGTAGTGCATGGGCTTTGTTATCATTGTCACGTTTAAATATGCTGTAATGCCGAATAACTACGCAAATATAGGCGCTAAACTACCGGACATTGCAAGTTTAGATCAACGCATCACTATTCAGACGTTTACAACAAGCAGGACGGCTACCGGATCGGAATTGATAACATGGGTAGATTTGCGTACTGTTTGGGCAAGGGCAAAGCCTTTGTCAAGAAAAGCGGGGGAATCATTCACGGCAGATCAACACATTACAACGGGGCAAATAGAATTTACAGTGAGGTACACTGGGGACGTTACAGAAAAAATGCGCGTTATTTACGATGGTGATACATACGACATACTGGCTATTGACATGGTGGGTAGGCGTAAATTTGAAACATATCTTTGTGAAGTTCGCAAATGATCGCAGATAAATACATATACGCAAAATTAACGGCAAACGCTGGTGTTTCGGCGCTTATCGCTACGCGGGTATATCCAATCGTTATACCTCAAAATGCGGCTTTTCCGGCTATTGCGTACAGTGCTATTTATACACCTGGCGACCACAATAAAACGCAAGCAGCCACAAAGGATAATTGCGAATTTACGATTAGATCATGGGCGGCTACTTACGACGCGGCTGCGGCGCTGGACAAAGCAGTACGGGCGGCACTGGATTACGTGGACGATGGGGGCGAAGGTGAAACGGCTGGCGGTGTTACGGTCGAAGTGTGTGAATGGTTGAGCAGCAAAGACGGGATGGAGGAAGGGGCAAGCGATGCCAACGGCAGCAATTATTTTTTTAGAGAATCAGCGTATTTTATACGTGAAAGGCTTTAAAAATGGAACAAGAAATACAAAGCACTATCCAGGCATTGCGGATGTTTGGTGATAAATTGGACGCAGACAGAAAGCGCGTTTTTGCGCTGGGAGGAACATACTTTGCAACAAACGCAGAAGCGGCAGCGCCAGTGGGCAAAAAGGTACATAAAAGATACAGCACCGCAAAAGTAAACAGGGCCATACGAGCGCCCAAAGGGATGGGAAATGTAGTTGCAACTTATTACCCTGGCAACCTGGCGCGCTCTATTCGGGTACTGGATTTAAAGCGGGCAAAATACGCCGTCTATGTGGGCGCACGGCTTCAAAAAGGCAGCGCGACGGGGCAGTTTTCAGGGACAAGAGCAGACGGCTATTATATGCACATGGTTGAGCAGGGTACAAAAAACTGGGGCGGAAAACCGTTTTTTTATGCCGCTTGGGATCGCTCAAAAGCGCGGATCGAATCCATAATGATAAATGAATTTTTGCGCACGATTGAAAAATACAAAAAAGAATCAGGATTATGAAAGTACGGTTAAAATCGGATTGGTCAGACTTTGGAATTATTCACAAATGCGGTTCCGTTGTCGATGTAAGCGACGTAGACGGCGCGCGCTTGGTTGAGTTAGGCCACGAAGCAATACATCCTGATACACCGTCAAGAATAAACCCTGATTTCTACGATTTAGGCTGCGTTCCTTCGCCTTTTGTTGTCGATGGGCAGGAATTGTACGAGCAAATAGTTTCAAACAAAAAAAATAAATAAGTCATGGCTACAACTGGCGTAGTAAATACCAAACTGTTAAAAATTTACATTGGGTCAACGGCTATTACTTGCCAAACCGATGGATCGCTTTCTATTACCAACGACACACGCGACACGACCTGCAAAGATAGCGGGCAATTCAAGGAAATGCTCTACGGTCAAACAGGCTGGGAAATTTCCGGTACGGCTCTTGGATCGTATGATGGTACCATGTCCTTAAGCCAACTTGTAACGCTGGCGCTGGCGCAAACCGTTTCAGCTGTTTCGTTCAAAACGGCGGTATCTGGCGACGATATTTTATCGGGCAATGTCATTTGGACAAAAATGGACATAGCGAGCGCCGGAACCAACCAAAATGTGACCATTTCCTATTCAGGTACTGGTACCGGAACGCTTACAAAAACATCTTAATTGATTTATTATGGTTCATTCCATTAGTCTAAACGGACAAGATCACGCGGTTTTGTTTGGTAATTGGGCCTTTAAAAAAATGAAGGATGAAAAGGGGCTAACTCTTGGATCAATTACCGACGCAATGACCGCGAGCGATGTCACAATCCTACCCACCGTGTTATTTTACGCAATTCGGGCGGGGCGGGTTTACAATAAACAAAGCGAAGCCGATTTCACGGAGGATGATGTGGCTTTGTGGATGGATATACAGCGCGGCGTGGCTGAAAAGGTTATGCCGTGGCTACTGGAATCCATCCAGGATATGACAGGCCAAACAATCGAAAGCGAAGAAGCAGACGCAAAAAAAAAGAAATAGACCTGGACTACCCCGCCATGATACGCGGGGCGGGATGTATGGGGTGGGGGGCTGATACTTTTTGGTTTAGCACCCCATCTTTTTTTTACGCTGCGTATTACGGCCACATGGAACAGGAACGCGAACGAGTACACAGTGGTTATGCACAAGCCCGATTGATAGCGTATTATGCCTATGCACCACATTTGGCGCAAGGTAGTCAATTAAAGTTATCGGACATTGTGCGCTTGCCTGGTGATGATGAAAGCGAGGCGGCAAACATACCGGAGGTAACGCAGGAAGAAATAGACAGATTTCACGCGGCGGCAGATCGAGCCTACGCACAAATTCACGGCAAAGAATGGCGACAGCAGCCCAAATAAATGTAAGGATTGGCGGGGACATTCGAGAGTTAAACAAGGCTCTTAGGGATGCGGAAAAGTCGTTAAAAACGGCGGGGCAAAGGCTGTCAGACATGAGCCGTGAACTGTCTTTAAAATTGACGCTTCCCATGCTTGCCTTTGGCGCGGCTTCCATCAAAGCGGCGGGCGAAATTGAGGCGCTAAACAAGTCGATGGATGCCACCTTTAAAGGCGCGGGCCGTACTTTGGGTGAAGCGCGGCAAGAGGTGAACGAATTACGCAAAGCGGCAGAAGCGCCAGGGCTTGACTTTGAACAGGCCGTAAAAGCATCTTTGAGGCTGCAAGGCGTTGGATTTAGTGCAGAACGAGCGCGGGAAATTATAAAGCAATTTGCGAACGCGGTCGCAACGGCGGGCGGTAATGCAGAAAGCCTAAATAGAGTAACGGTACAACTGGCGCAAATTCAATCTAAAGGCAAGATATTGAATGAGGATTTAATGATCCTAAAAGAAAATATGCCTGGATTGTCGCAGGAAATGGTAAAGGCATTCGGCACCGCCGACGCGGAGGGGCTGCGAAAATTGGGAATTAGTACGGATGAATTTATAAGCAAATTAACAACGCAATTAACCGAACTTCCCCGCGTTGAGGGCGGTATATCAAACGCGATTGTTAATGCTGGCGTAGCAATTAAAACATTTTTAGCGTCGGTTGGCGAATCATTAAACAAAACGTTTAATATTTCGCAAAAATTAGAACAATTCTCCACCTGGTTGGGCGGCTTGGCCGATGGGTTTAGTAAAATGAGCGAAGGGCAACAAAGGGCTATTGCAGGGCTTGGTGTGTTTGCTATTGCTTTAGGGCCGATGATTAAAGTAGGTCAGGGGGCCGTTTTTGTTGTGGCTAAAATGTACGAGGGCTTTTTATTGCTTCAAAAGGCGCTACTTGAATCACTGGCGGGTAAAGCCATACCAAGTGCAATTGCGGCATTTAAGGCGCTTGACACGGCTACAAAAATGACCATCGTAGGCGCTGCAATTGGCGTGGTGCTTGCGCTGGGTGCTGCCTTTTATTCGCTGTCTGAAAGCACGGACGCGGCTACAATGTCTAAAAAACGGCTGGCAGAAATAAACGTCACGGCAGAACAATCCATAGCGCAAGAGCGCGTAAGCACCGGACTATTAGTTGACGTGCTGCGAAGCAATACAAGTACGCTGGATCAAAAGCGCGACGCTATTGCAAAGTTAAACGCTATTTCGCCGGAATACTTCAAAGGCTTAAACGCGGAGGCGGTTAATTTGGAGGTGTTGAACCGTGGTTATGGCGCGTATATTGAAAACCTTTTAAGGGCGGCACGAGCAAAGGTCGCAACGGAAAAACTGATAGCAATAGACCAAAAAAATGTCGAATTAGAGGCGAAAAAAAGGGCGCTTGCGGGCGCTGGATCAAGCGATCAATTTGCAATGGGTTTAACGGGCGTTAATTCAAGCGCAAGGATAAAGCAGATTGAAGCGGAACAGGCAGCATTAAAAGCGCAAGAAGATGAAATAAAAAATGTAATAAAAGCCAATACGGAATGGGGGCAAGCGGCAACCAAAACAGGGGACACGGTTGTAAAAACTACCGAAAAGCAAAAAAGCGCGGTAGATCAATTAGCCACATCATACACAGCACTGGATAAGGCTTCCAAAGTAAACAAAGAGGAAAAAGCGGCTGTAAAATCATTCAGGGCGCAAGGCAATTTAGCGCCAATTGATACCCTGGATTTGATACCGGAACAAATGGCAAGCGGCTTTGCGTCTGCGAGTTTATCGGTTGATAATTTGACGCAAAATATTGAAACAAAACTAAGCCCAACCATTGACATAATGCAGCAATTAACAGGCGGCGTTATGTCATTCAGTACGGCATGGCAGGAAGCGGCGGCTATTGTCGAAGATCGCGGCACAAAAATTCAAAACGTAATGCTTGCGGCTGGCGCGGCGGCGCAAGACTATGCAAGCAAAGGCGGGGCATCATTCAAAGAAATGGGCCTGGCGGCTTTGGCTGGCGGCGCTAAGGTCATAAAGTCCTACATCATGCAGGGC